CAAGGAACTTACAGCGGCGCACTGCTCCCTCGTGATGCCTACCGGGTTCTTCACTGTGCCTGCCACGTCACCCTCCTCGGTCGGTCGTGTGGTGACCTGAGATACGCCCCTCGTAGCCGTCGTGTTGAGCATCGAGACGTGCGTGGTCGTGATGGTCGTGGTATCTCCTGATATGGCGGTCACCACCTCCTGGTAGTCGCCCCAGTTTATGCAGCAGATCCTCCACACCTCATCGTCCTCGAACTTCATGTACAGCTTGTTGTACTGGATGGTGAGCTCGGGGAAGGCGTAGTAGATGGCATAGTACTCGAACTCGAACAGACCGTTGATGTGCACCGTTCCCTGTACGCGGGCTGGCTGCTGCGTAGGAACGACCGCACCGTCCTGGTAGTCGAGTCGGTAGTAGTCGCCTGTTGCAACGGCGTACAGTGCGGAGATCTCGTTCTGCGTCACCTCCGGGTTGCCGGTGATGATGATGGTCAGGTACAGCAGCTGGTTTCCGTCCTCGTTGAGGATGCTCTCGAGCACGGCCAGCGGGTTGATGTTCGGGCAGTTCTCGAAGTAGTAGTTCACGATCGTCGACAGTGCCGACTGGGGAAGGCTGAGGTTCTGCGTGGTGAGGTACACGAGGGAGTGCAGAACAAGTGACGTGAGCGTATTGGGGAAGCTCACCTCCTCGACACGCGATCCCGCAGGCAGGGAGATCGTGCAGTCGCATCCCGAGAACAGTGCCTTCTTCAGGCGGGGGCAGCTGGTGAGATCCACGAGTCCCCTGAGTGATACGACGTTCCTGGCGTCTATCTCCTCCATGCAGGGTCCTGACACCGACAGCAGCGCGGCGTTGAACGCCACGTTCGATGCCACTGCATCCCCTACCTTCAGCTTGCGCATCCTCTTCGACACGACGGAGAACGATATGATGTCGCTACCGCCACGTGAGGTGAGCACCAGTCCGCACAGGTCTCCGAGGTACGACAGCCAGTCGGTGGCCTTCAGGTACACCGTAGTGGCACCGTCGGACTGCACCTCGATGTCAGATGTCTCGGTCGGGAACGTCCTGCCGTCCTGCTTGTCGTCGCCGGAGCCGCCACCGATATTCGCCGTCGGGTAGTGCGCCATTGCGGGCACGAGGTGGAACGTGAACGGCTGTGCAGGCGTGAACGCCATTGGGCTCAGTCCTGCGCTCTCTCCAGTGAACGAGCCGAGGCGGTACTTGGAGAACAGGTATATCACGCGGCGCTCTATCCAGTAGCGCTCGTCGAGGTACCGGTCACCGATGGCCTGCGTCAGCGGATACACGCCGTTGTATGCCTTCGACGGGTCGAGCACCCACGGTGTGATGTACGTCCATGTGCGGTCTTCCTGGTATGCCGTCATGGGGAAGTAGAGTGCGGAATCACCGAAGAAGTACGCCTCGAGGACGTTGATGACCGTCTCGTAGGTCTGCGAGCCGAGGATGTTCCTGCGCCTTGCTATGGCTACGCAGGCGTCCTCGATATCCTCGAACATGGATTTGAGCTCGTCCTGGTAGGCGATCCATATATGATGCCAGAAGGCAGAGTCGCAGCCCTGGAACAGCTCCACGCCGTTACCGGACTTGTCGCCTGGCTCCACCCAGTAGTCAACGGTGCTCTGTCCGTTGTTGTCCACTCCGAAGATGGAGTCGAGGTCATCCTGCTTCCATCCCCAGCGGCCTCCGTTGGCAAGCGCGAGGTGCTTCTGCGGGTAGGTGTTCTTCGCATCGTTGTCCTTCGCTCCTATCAGCAGGCAGAAAGCCTTGTGGAACAGCGTCTGACCTACGGAGAAGTAGTTGCCGAGCTCAGCCTTGAACTTGGCCGTACGTGCAGCACGGATCTGCGCAGTCGTAGGCGTGGATGTCGTGAGGTACCCGCTGAGGTACGTGAGGATGTTCCACAGGCCGTCCTGCGAATCCCCGTCCTGTCGCACGAGCTTCTCGAACTGTCCCGTCGAGTTGCGGTAGTACCAGATGTCGTAGTTCTCGTCATAGAACGAGAGCAGGCTGTTCTTCACGCCGTTCGTCGTCGAGGCGTTGAAGTTCACGAGGTCTACATTGACGGCGGCAATGTCCGCATACCCTCCCTCCGTGAGTGCTGCGGAGAGCGACTCTATGTACGGTGAGCAGTGGTAGACGAAGTCGTATGCCGGCTTCCACTCGGCTACGTAGAGCGCGAGCACGCTGGCCTGGTCTGATGCCTTGTCTGTCTCGAACTTGCAGTAGTCGCAGTCCCATCCCTCCTGTCCTCCGAAGGTGAGCGTCTCGTTGGAGTAGTCGTAGTCCACGTCCACCCAAGGGTGCAGGAATCGTGTTCCCCTTGGGTTGTGGTTCGGGCCCTCTATGCACATCGCTGCGGGATACAGGGTCTTGTTGTATCCGAAGGTCGTTTTGCAGCCCTTGTCGGGACCGGCTGTATAGAGGCCGATGTACTCGTATTCCCCGTTCTCCCACTTGCGGAATCCGAAGAACGGACGCTGCCATACGGCCACGCGGAGGCTGCTGTCCGGAAGCTCATCCTTCAGGCCTACTTCTGCGAACAGGTCGTCATAGAGCGCCGTGGCACCCATCTTGTGTCCCTGGGGCATTGAGGCCACGTTCTTCTTGGCCGTGAAGCGGTCGATCTGCGAGTGCGGATGGTCCGAGGAGGACGGTGAACCGCCGTCCATGTATCCCTTCTTGCCGTAGGCCACAGTGCCGTCTGAATACGTCCATACGGTTGCAGGGGTTGTGATGGTTCCGCCGGAGTCGCGCTTCTCGTCGTTGAGCTTGCCACGGAGGTTCCATCTGAAGTACTGCTTTGACGTGGTACCCTGTCCGTCCAGGGGCACGTTGTCGAGCTGCACGTTCCATGCAGGTCGGCTCCAGTACTCGAACCTCACCGTGCAGTCGAGGGTGATCTTGTTGTCGAACGACGGGATGTCCTTCGTATCGTCGTGCGGGTCTATGACCATGATGTTGTACAGGAGGTTCTTCACGTGCTGGTAGCTGATGGAAGAGCCCTCGTATATGGCATCCTTGGCACGTTTCTCCTCGCGGTCGAAGAGCACCCCGTCCATGAAGGCGTTGAGCATGTTGGCCTTCACCATCTGGCCGTCGAGCGCCTTGTCGTAGATACGCATCAGGTACAGGTTGAAGTCCGTCCGCTCCTGTCCGATGGTAAGTGAGCCGTTGCCGAAGGTAGATCCTGCGGAGAAGGAGAACGTCACGTTGGGTATGCCGTTGAGGTAGATCGAGCACAGGTTCTTGCTGGCGTCGCCTCCGTATGCCTTCTGCAGCACCACCATGACATGCGTCATCACGTCCTCGCACATGCCAACCTCCTGCAGCACCTCGGACTGCTCAGTGGTACCGAGCACGAGCACCTTCGTCGGGTACAGCTTCAGTCCCTCGGTACCGGCGCTGTTCATGATCGTAAGCACGGGTGAGTCGTAGTCGCCGATGTTGGACGAGCGGATGAGCATCTCGATCGTGATACCCGTGGTTCCTATCATACCTCCCGCCGCGAACGGCTTCAGGTCTGTCACCACGCACTGGCAGCGTGCGGGAACCACGAAAGCCCTGTGTCCGTCCGGATCTGTAGCCCACGCATCCTTGCTGTAGGTGAAGCCCGTCATGACAGCCGGATACAGAGCCGTCTGCGCGTTCTGTGCCGTGTTCTTCCATGTGTCCCTGTCCGCCTCCGTGTTCGCCCTGAGGGCAGCGTTCATGTAGAACTTCGCTCCGGAGGTTGCGAGGAATGCGTGGCTGTTGTCGAGCGGCAGTGTCACCGATGACTGCGAGCCTTGGATGGAGCCGTTGAACGGCGTGACTGTCGATGTGAGCGTTCCGTTCTCCTCCTCCGTCTCGACCTCGAGCGACGTGGCGAACGTGTACTGCGTTCCCGGTACCACGGATGCGACCTGTGCGGGAAGGATGTACGTGCCGTTGGCTATCACGACGGATGAGATCTGTACGGAGTCGGCACCGTACACCGCATACTTGAACAGCGTGCCCTGCGTGAAGTTCACGGCTGCATCAGCCACCTCGTTGATACATACGACAGGAGTGGTGTCGTTCGTGTTGATGCACATGATGTTCATGAAGATGTGCGGGGTGGTGACACTCTCGCCGGTCATCCACATCTCTACAGGTATCACTCCCGAGTTCTCCAGCTCGGGGAAGTCGGTTGAGTACAGCGTGAAGGACGTCGGGATGGTAGGGAACGCCTCCGCAGCCCTGTAGTCCTTGGTGAGCTCCGTCGAGCCGACCTTGACGTGCAGCGTCTTCGGGATGTTTCCCTGGAAGTTGATGCCCTGGATGGCGTAGTCGTTGCCCTGCATCCAAGGTGTCTGCCACTGGTGGTTGACGGACAGCGCAAGGTTCGTCAGCGTTGCCGTGAGGATCCTCGTGCGCGTTGCACCGCTCTCGTTACCTGTACAGGTGATCCTTATGCGGTTCTGCCCGATGACGAGAAGGGAGCGTATGTCGAATGAGTCCGAGCCGCCCACCGGGATGTTGCCCGCGAAGCGGTTCACGAAGCCGCTGCCTGTGTCGATGGCAACAGTATAGGTGTATCCTTCGGGGAAGTCCTCGGGTGTCTGTCCGAGCGATCCAGCAGTGGTGGTTGGGGTGATGGTTATTATCTTGTGCTCATCGCCCGTGAGGACGGAGAACACCTGTGCCACGTTGGTGGCTATGTTGATGTTGTATATCGTGCCTGACAGGGTGACGGTCTGGAGCACTGTTCCTCCAGGCTCGTCAAGGAAGGAGATCACGCCGTCCTCGTAGCTCGCGTCGCCGAACTTCTGCGACACGTCCACACCGCCGAGGATGTCGGAGAGCTTCATGGTCTGCCACTTGTTGGTACCAGCGCGCTTGACCAGCGCCACGTCGTCTGTGGCCACACCGTCCACGCCCGCGTTCATGTCGTCATGACCGCCCAGCGTCATCAGCTCGACCACCTTGTCGAGTATCGTGTTGAACTCCTCTGCAGACAGCTTGCCCTGTGCGGACACGCCGCCGTTCTCTATCTTATGCCCAATGTCAGTAATATCCATCTTCCCCGTCTTATTATAATCAGATTAAACTTAACAAGCCACCAGCGACGGCACCGATGATGTCCGCCCTGATGTCGTCCTTGTCAACATGGTCATCCATCCATTCCTTCACGGAGCCGGCGATCACTGCTACGAGCACACCGACAACAGCTCCGAGAACATTCCCGAGTGGCAGCGCATTCGCCACCACAAGGGAGATGATCATGCAGGCGATGAAATGCACGTACTTGTCCCTTTCAAAGCCACACAAGCGATTTATGATACCTTTCAGCATACCGCGAGAGTCGTTATGATTGCGGCTACGATACCGAACACACAGCCGATGATCACATCCTTCCACTGCCAGTGCCAGTAGTTGATGAACTTCGGCAGGATCTTGATGATCTCGGAGGCACAGGCGAAGGCCACGGCATAGCTGACGCTCAATCCGAGCACATTCCAGAAGTAGAGAGGTGTTCCAAGCCACACCTCCTGAAAAACACCGAGTACGGCAGCTATCACTGCCAGTACTACATTGATAATCCAATACAGTTTCATTTTCATCACGTTTTAAGTTCTACAATATGGTTAGAATCCGAATATGAAATCTCCGAAGGAGTAAGGGAATCCCGATGCCGTTGCCGGGTCGAGGTAATGCGAGCGCTTCAGGGTGTTCATGATGTTCAGCATCTCGTTGTTGTCGAGCATATCCTTGGTGCTCGTCGGCATGCCTATCCTTATGCAGCCCTGCCCTTCCCCGTCCACCTTGCGGGAGTGAACCTTGAATCCTATGTCGCTCATGATACATCAGTTATGATTCCACCAATCACCGTGACGGTCTTTCCGTCTGCGGTCGTGAAGGTAACGGGGTTCGCTGGAGTGCCCACACCTGCCAAGACTGGATGTAGAGGGTCATTCTGTGTTATGCCGAATCCATGAGGTGTGAGAAATCCGTAATTAGCATTTATAATCGTACTACCAACGTGTATTACACCAGCCTCTATAACGGTTGATTGACCATCATACAGAACAATAATTTCATGTTCCTTGCGAACATAATTATTTTGTTCATATTCAGTACAGCCTAAGATGATGCCTTCTTCATCTTCTCCTAACTGGTTTTGTATAGCGCATATCTTTATCATCGTGGCTGTTTCCTTTGTGCTATCGCCTTGCTGATGTCCTGGATTGACAAACTTCTCAATGACAACCTCCTTGTCAGCACTTCGGAACGTACCCTCGATATCCACATATCCCTTGTCAACAGGCTCCCCTGTACTCGGGTCTGTCTCACTCTCGATGTGCACTGCGATTCCAGCCTTGGCCTTCAGTTCGCTTTCCCCGGTTACCGGATCAACGACAGCCTTCTGCGCGAACATTGACGCGAAGTTCTTCGTGGTTGTGAACCCGGCCGCCCAGCTTGCTATTCCCATCTCTCCCTGCGGGTCTGTGGGGTCGATGCTGTCGCCGAACACCGCAGCGATGATCTGGTCTCCGTAGTTGGTGAGGATACCGCTGACGTTGTCCTTCTCATGCGTCCAGCCGTCTGTGCCGTAGCCGTAGAGCCATATTCCGAGCTCACCGTTGATGGTCCTTCCAGTGAGGTTGTCCACGTACATTGAACGGCGGATGGACACGTCGAAGGTCTCAGCACTGTTCCCGGCGTTGGACGGATCGTCCCAGAAGTTGACTGAGCGGTCTGCCTGCTGGTCTATCCTCATGAGCGCCTTGAAGATGTTCGTTGCGTTGGGCACATCCACCTCATACGGGTCTACGGAAGCCCATGCAGAGCCGCTGTACTCGTTGATGGCCATGTTCACGCTGTCGTACCACACATCACCGGTGGAAGGGCTCTCAGGAGCCGTACCGCCCCACGACACTACAACCTTGTGTTTGTTGTTCGTGTACTTGCGGCTGATGTTCGTCTCGAGCAGCTCAGCGAGCTTACCCATGAGGCTGGCGGAGCTGGCGAGGTAGTCGCCTGCAGGCATCCAGTCGCTCATGTCGGGTGTGCCGCCTGTAGCCCTCGCGTTCGTGCATATATACAGGTCGCCGTTGTTGTTCCCCGGCACGTTGGTATGGAGCTTCCACCACAGGTCACCGCGCCTGTACGGTGGTGTAGGCAGTTCATAGCTCACGAAAACGGCCATCTTCGACTTCGCAGTCGACAGCGCCTCTATTCCCTGGGCGTCCGATACCGCGAGAAGCGCTGTCAGTGCCTGGTAGTAGTCGTTCCATACCTGCCGGTACAGCTGCTCGATAGTCATTCCCGTTGGGATGGTTCCGCTGTAGTCGTCCTCGAGGTATGTGTCGGTATACAGTGCACCTCCCGCCACCCATGCGGGAACGGTCTCGTAGGTCTGGTTGTTGCCCGCGTTGGGTGCGGAGCCTCCGTTGAGCAGCTGCCACAGTGCCTGGTAGGCATCTATGTAGTCCGCATACTCCTCGAGACTCTGCAGGTCTGTGAGCGCCGAGTATTCCTTGTACTCGCGCATGCAGTTGTGCCAGTCGATGAGCACGCGCTGCTTCTCCGCTCCAGCACATATCACACCGTCAGATGCCACGTCCGCGATCTTCTCCAGCGAGGCCATCGTGTCGAGGTCGGTGACGGGCTGCCATCCGTAGGTGTTGCCGTTCTTCAGGTAGCGCCATGCCCTTCCTCCGGTTGATGCGGGTGTGCGGGTGGTGTCGTAGTAGAGGTCCTGCTCGTGGAGCGCCTTCTGCTCGTCCGTGGTCCAGTCCTCAGCAGGGTAGTTGCTTGCCGTAGGGGTACCGGAGCCGAACCAGATGTTGAACTGCTTGTCCTCCTGCTGGCGTATGGCGTCGATGTCAACGCCGAGGAGGTCGATCTTCTCCTTCGTTGGGTACTTGGCACCCGTCATGTTCAGTGCGTCGAACTGTGACTTCGACATACCCTTCTCGCCAATCGTGCCACCTCCTCCGGTGATGTTGATGGAGTCTATCTTGTCCACCATGCCGCCCGTGAGCGTCTTGCGGCTGCGCCATGATCCGACAGTCACCTCTGCTACGCCCGTGTCGAGGTTAAGGTTGATGTCGGTGATGATACCGCTGTGACTGTCGCTTGTCGTGTACGACTGTCCTGCAACGAGGCTGCCGCCTTCGAGCACGGTGTCCTTATAGCTGCCGCCGTCGGCCTCCATCATGGCGATGATGCCGTTGGCTGCGGACAGCAGCTTGCCCTGTGCTATCTCCTTGTAGTGGTCGGAGAGTGACACGTTGACGAGCGTCACCTTGTCGTCTTCCGCGGGACTCAGCCCCTCACTGGAGGTTGACGGGAGGATCTGCGAGCCCTCCGCCTTGAACACGATGCGGAACTCACCGGCACGCGCCTGCCACGGAGTATCCTCCGGCAGCACGTCGTCCGTGTTCCACTCGGTCGCGTTGGAGCCGTAGTGCACCACCTCGAACTGGTGCCCTGCCAATACTGATGAGTTCTCGAAGTGCTCCAGGTCAGGCTGGAAGAGGATGGAGAGCGGCTTGTCGGCTATCTGCACGACGTCGCTCATGCTGAACGGCGTGTTGTCTGTGTACTTCAGCGTTATGTAGTACTTGGAGTAGAACCTGTACTGTCCGCCCGCGTCCTTCTGCTTCTCGCCTACCTCGTTGGTGACGTAGCACACCCTCTCCCTCACGGAGTCTATCAGCAGCTCCATCTTCGGGTAGATGTCGTCCAGGATGATGTTGGTGGTAAGCTTGATGCCTCCAGCCTGGCTGTGGTCGATGATGGAGCCGGGGTATGTGTCAGGAAGTGTGAGGCGCTTCGTGACCGGTACCATGATGCCGCTGATGGACTTCTTGGCCATGTTGGTCGTACCGCCGAGTACATGGAAGCAGTTGTATGTCGCCCCCTCGATGGTCGTGCCTGCGATGAAGCGTATCTTCCTGGCCTGCCAGTCGAAGAACACGTTGCATCCGAGTGCGTCGGCGATCTTCGATGCTGCGGCCTTGATGGAGCAGCCGTCGATGTTCACGGTGATGACCGTGTTCTCGTTCTGCGTCACGTCTGCAGTCCAGCTGCCGAAGACACCTGCGAACTCACTGTCCGTTGCACCGTACACGGCGAAATGGTCTGCGAGCTTGGTGGCAATGGTCTTGGCCGTACCGGTGAAGTTGATGGTCTCCACCTGCTCCACCTCATCGTCATCGCTTTCCACGTTGATGTAGAACGGCACCCTGTCAAGGCGTGCTACCGGGTGCAGGAACTTGGGGCTGTACCTCCATGACACCGCATCGTTCTTCTCCGGTGCGTACGGGTCGAGGAGCGAGTACTTCACTCCCCCGAGGTACACCGACGTTCCTACGGGCAGCGACGTGCCCGCATCCGACTTCCACGACAACGTTATACCGCCTGTGTGCTCGAGGTTGTCGTCAAGCACCGCCGAGTCATATACTGACGTCAGGCTCTGAACAAATCCTGATACTGCGCTCATGTCCTTACACTTGGATTAGGTTCGTAAAGTTGTAGGTTGAATATGGCCATCTCGCCGTTGTACTCCGTGTACTGCTGGCAGTCGATGTACTGGAAATGGAACACCGTGTTCGGCTTCCTCGCGAGCTTGACGTCCATCCAGCCCCCGTCGAGGAGGTCGCACAGGGCGTCGTAGTAGTTGTTGAACGCTGTCTTGCTGGCTGCAGCGATGTGGAACGGAACGCCTATCGTCCGCTCCTCCTTGCATCCGGTGCCTGCCACTATGGTGGCGCCATGCACGTTCACGTTCTTGTTCGTGACGGGCTGCTTGTTCGGTGCCGGGCAGAGGATGCGGCTGATGCCTGTGTCCTCCAGCGACATGCCGAACGTGGTGTATGCGTCCACGAACTGGTTGTTCGTGCCGGTGCCCTTGATATAAAGGTCTCCTGTCATAGTCTGCTGAGCTTATTGTTGATTGAATTGAGAACGGAGCCGAACTCCGACTGGATCTCCCTGTTGCTTCTCTTGATGTCGAGCAGGTACTCGTTGGATAGCATCATCATGTTCCTCAGCTGCTCCGCGAGCCCGCTGTTAGGTGACGTTATGCCGCCCATGGCCTGCAGGGTGTTGAGGATCTGCACCCTCACCGCGTTGCCCTGCTCCTGTCCGATCATCATGGCGGTCTGCATTCCGAGGAACATCTCGAACTGGTCGTAGGTCGCCTTGTCGGCCATGTTCACCGAAGCCTGCTGGTCACCGTACTCCGCCGTTCCGACGAGGTCGTGAATGAGTCGTGCCTGCTCGGCGTATCCCTCGCGTGCGTCCGCGATGGTCTTCTTCAGCTGTGAGAGCTGAGCCGCCCTCTGCTCAGGTGTCATGCCTCCGCCCATGATGGCCTCGTACTGCTTCTTCCAATCCTCGACCTGCCTGTCGAAGGTGTCCCCGAGTACGAACTGGTCGATGAACGCGCTGGAGAGCGCACGGCCTATGTCCTCACCGAGATCCTCGGCGTCGGCCTTCATGTCCAGAAGGTTGGAGCGGAACATGGAGCGGAGGTCGTCAAGCGGTGTCTCGACCGTCTCTGCTATCTCATCAGCCACCTCCTCCATGTACCCGAGGGCTTCCATGTATGACTGTGCCTGCTCGGCGAGCGTGGCCCTGAGGTCGTAGAGTTCCTGCCTGAGTGCCTTCAGTCCTGCAGTGTCGCCTGCAGTCAGGGCATTTTCGAACCTCTCGCGCCAATCGTCCATTTTGCCGTCGAAGGCGTCGTTGAGGATGTTCTTCTCCACCATCTGCTCGACCATGGTCTTGGTGATGTCCTTCGACCACTTCTCGGCGTCGCCCTTGATGTCGGTAAGGGTAGAAAGGAATGATGAGTGAAGGTTGTCGAATGCACTCTTGGCCTCCTCCACGACTTCCTCCTCGGTTTCCTCACTGAACCCGAACGCCTCCCACATCTGCTTTGACCTGTCGGCGATCTCCCCTGTACGCTGGTTGAACTCAGCCATGAGATCATCCATGAGGCCGTCGAATACGGACTTCTGTATATTGCCTCCGTCGTATGCGTTGAGTATGTTGTAGTAGCGTTCAGACCATTCCGTAGCCCACTTGTCGAACTCCTCGTCAAGCAGCTTGCTCTCCATGAGGTTCCTCAGGATGGTGTTGCGAAGGTCTTTCGTCCACTTGTCTATATCTATCTCCGAGTCACTTACCAGCTGCTGGAACGAGCTGCGCACGGAGTCGAGATACCCCTTCACCTCCTCTGCTGCCTCCTCCTCTTCCTTGACGATGGACTTGATGATACCCATGTCGCGGAACTGCTCGATCTGTTCCTTCCCATTCTGCACGTAGCTGTCATACAGCGCGGACAGGCGGTCGAGCTCGGCCTTGTACTCCTCGTTGGTCATGCCTCCTGATGCGCGCCTTGTGTTCAGGTCTGCCAGCTGCTGGTACCATTCCTCGAGGTCAGCCTTCATCTTGTTGCCGATGAGGTTGTTGATGGTCATGCGGTTTACCATCTGCTGCCAGTTGTCGGCAATTTCCTGCATGACGTCCTCGGAACCGTCCGCCAGCTCGTACAGCTGATCCATGAAGTCGCTGAACACATCCTCAGCCCTCGTGCCGGTCATCCGCTCCATTGCCTCGTCAATGATGTCCGCCTCAGTATCAGCGAACTTGATAATCTTCTCCAGGTGGTCGCGGAAATCACCATCCATGACCGACCACAGGCCGACGTAGTGCTCCTTGATCCACTGCAGCTGTTCGCTCGTCATGTACGTCATGTCCTCCATTGAGTTGAACGCCACGCCGAGTGCGCTGGAGATCTCCTGAGCCACGTCCTGCCAGTTCTGCCCGTCGAACTTGTACGAACCCTTCCACATGCGGTACCACATGCTGTGTGAGCCGTTGGTCACCTTCAAACGCTGCTGTGCAAGAAGCCTTATCTGCTCCTCCTCGATTTTCAGAAGTGCCCGTGCCTCTTCCTCGGCGCCCATAACCTCCTTGCCCCAGCTCTCATTCAGGTATTCGCGCTTCTTCTCGATCATCTCGTCCCATATGCTGACGAGGTTCTCGTAGCGCTGCTTTGCCTTCTCGTAGTCCTTGGCATCGTTGGCTCCGAAAAGGTTCTTCACCAGTCCGCTGATCTTCTGTATTACCTGTATGGCGGCGCTGATGATTGCGAGGATTGCGCTGGCCTTCTCAGCAGCCTGTATTGCCGCCGATGCACCCTGTGAGGTGTTCTCCATGGCGTGGAGGGCACCGTTGACTACCGATGTCACGTCACCTATGAGAGAAATGATCTCACCGGCCATGCCGCCTATCGCACCGCCAACGTTCTGTATGGATGACGCGAGGTCGTCGATGACGGCCCTTGCCTCCTTGGATGCCTTCTTATATTTCGTGTTGGCCTTGGCTTCCTTGTCTTTTGCCTTGGCCACCTTTTTCATTGCCTCTTCCTCAGTGACTACGGTATCGACAAACTTATCAAGCTCGCGGTCGTAGTTCCTGACGGTGACGATGCCTCCGCTCTGGATGACCTTGAGGTCGCGCTCGGCCTTGATCACGTCCCTGTGGGCGGTCTTCACCTCCTCCAGGCTGCTCTTCATGGCCTTCCACGGATCGCGGGAGTCGAGCTCGTCGTACATCTGCTGCAGCGCGTCGGTGAACTCCTTCAGGTCCTTAGGATCCATGCTGCCCGCGGCGGCCTCCTTGGCGTTCTCGAAGTTCTGGATGAGTATCTCTATCGTCTCGGTGGAGGTGTTGGCGAGATCCTCGAAGGCACGCACGTACTCGGGTGTCTCCTTCAGCTGGTTGAGCGAGAGGTCGGCCTGCGCCTTGGCGCGCTCGGAGGCTGCCTCCGCAAGCGAGCGCCTCAGTGCCTCCACGCTCTCCGTGTCACCGCGCTTCTCGGCTTCCACGATGGCCTCGTTGATACTTCTCACCTGATCGCTGTACTCGCGGTCGATGGCTATCTTCTGGTCGGTGTATGACTGGTGGGCTGCAATGAGGTTGCTGACGGTCTCGCGCTGGAGGTTCTCCCAGTCCTGGTTCTCCTTGGCGACGAGTGCCTCGAAGACGGCCTTCTGGGTGTCGGTAAGGCTCTGTGCCTGCCATCCTCCCTTTCCCGCGTCGGTGTCGGAGAACACCTTGGTCTTGTCCTTGTTGGTGGCCTCCCACTGGTCCTTCGCTGCCTCGTAGTTCTGCTTCTTCCACTCGTCGGCCTGGCGCTTTATCTCGTCGAGACGGTCCTTGTGGTCCTTCTCGCGCTGCAGGCGCTCACGGGTGGCCGCGTTCCTCTCGCTGGCGATGACGAGGTCTGCACATGCCGACTCCAGCTCGGCCTCCTCCTTCGCCTGGTTCTCCATCTCCCTCATGCGGAGCTCGAACAGCTGCTGGCGGCGCTGAGCCTCCTGTTCCTCGGTATGGTCGGTACCGGATCCGGTCTTCTTGTTCTTGCTCTTGGTCTTGGAGGATGCGGACTCGGCCTGCTTCTGCTTGATCTTCGCATCCTTCATCAGCTTGTCGGCCTGCTCGTTGAGCTTCTTCTGCTCTGCCAGGTATTCCTTGGCGTTCTCCTCCTCGGTGTCGGCCTGTGCGTTGCGCCATGATGTCCTGACGCTGCGGAAGAGTCCCGGAAGGCCGTAGATACCGTTACGTAGGACACCCTTTCCCGCATCCTTGATGCTCATGCCGTTGTCGCCTGCCTTGGCTGCCTCGCGGTTCTCGAGCGCTGCCTGGTAGCTGCGTGTGGCCATGGCCGCGTATGCCGCCGCCTTCGCCCTGAGCTCCATCGCCTGGATGATCGCCGACGAGTTGTTCACGAAGGCGTTCTCGGCCTCCTGTACGGTGCCGATCTCTATGCCGAGGTTGTGGAACTCGTCCTTGTTGTCGACGATCCACTGCTTCTTCTCCTTGTCGGAGGTGAGGTTCTTCCACTCCGTCTGCAGGCGCTGCAGGGATGCACGGTTCTCACCGAGCTCGTAGTCCTGGTTCTTCAGCTCCTCCTGCAGCAGCTTGGCCTTGTTGGCCGCGGTGTCTGCACGTCTGGCGAATATCATGTACGCGCTGACGGCTGACATGACGGCCGTGGCGACGAGTACGTACGGGTTCTTCATCAGTACCGCGTTGAGCGCCTTCGTCTTCTCGGTGAGTATGCTGGTGGCGAGCTGCATGGCCGTGAGCCCCTTGGTGCTGGCGAGACGGTTGAACGCCTGTGCCTTCTCCAGTGCGATGTTGACCATGACTGCTGCCTTGTACTCACCGTATGTTGCTACGACGAACAGGATGGCCTTACCTACCTTCTCGTAGTTCTGTACAAGGAAGGTAGCCGCATCGATCGCCCCTGCCATGATTCCCTCGCTCTGCTCACCGATGGAGTTGAACATATCGTCGATGGCTCCCTGGAGGTTTGAATAGGCACCGCGCAGCGTCTTGGACTGAGCCTCCAGCATACCGTAGAACTTGCCGCCCTCGGAGGTGGCGTCGATGAACGCCTGCCGCACCATGTCGGCGCTGATGGCTCCCTTCTCCATCTCCTCCTTCAGCTGGCCGATACTCTTGCCGGTCTTTTCCGATATCGTGGCCAGGGGGTTGAAACCCGCGTTGATCATCTGCAGCAAGTCCTGCCCCATGAGTTTGCCCGTGGCACTCATCTGGGAGAAGGCAAGCGATAGTGACTGGAACTTCTGCTCGTCACCCATGGATACGTCACCGAGAGCCTTCAGGTTCTCCATGATCTGCTCCACTGGAATGTTGAAGGACATCATCGTCTGGGCGGAACTCGCCAGGTCCTTCATCTGCATGGGCGTCTTGACGGCGAATTCACGGATGCTGTTGAACAGCTCCTCTGCCTGCGGCTTGTTGCCCACGAGCGTCTCGAACGAGGTCTGCAGGCTCTGGATCTCCGAGCGGACGTCGAAGACCTTCTGTGCGAAAGACTTCGCCGCCGCGAGGGAGAAGAACCCTGCAGCGTACTTCGTCAGGCTCCCGAACGATGAAGAGAGGTCGTCTGCCTCCCTCTTCACCTTCCTCGTGGAGTCGGCCATGTCATCCATCTCGTCGGTGAACCTGTCGACGGCCACGCCGCTCTTGTCCACCTCCTGGGTGATGCGGTTTATCTCCTGCTGCATCCTCCTGGCCCCTTCCTGGAAACCCTTGTCGGACAGCTCCGCGCTCCATGATATTCTTCCTTCTTCTTCAGCCATTGTCAAGTGTCTTTAATGTCGATGCCGTGCTGCTTGGCGAACTTCCTCAGCTCCTCCACCGATTCCCTGCTGTTGCCGTCGATGAGCTTGCCTCCGTCGGCCGTGCCGAGGTTCTGAAGCTCGTCCTCGGAGAGGTACAGCGTGGTGATCTTGTCGGCGAGCAGGAGGCGCAGGAACGTGTACGGGCGCTCGTAGATGATCTCGTCGTCCGTGTAGCCCATCTCCTTCAGCGGGGCTATGAACGACCCGAATACGGTCTTCCCGCCGAACGTGAGGCTTCCCTGCGACTCCTTCTTCGCCTCGGAGGCCCTGCGCATGCGCCTGTGCTCCTCCTCGATACCGAGGCCTTCCATGAGGCGTGCCGTGGTGTCGGAGGTGAGAACGGTCATCAGGAGGGATGCGAGATCCTCCACACGCACCTTCTCGAAGGCGTTGCGGCGCTCTGCGATGCTCTGCCTGCAGAACAGGTCCTTGTATGTGTTGGGTGTGGTATGGATTGCCAGGATGCTGCAGCATATCCTCCGTTTTCCATTAACAACGCGAAGGGTCTCGAGGTACGGGTTCACGCTGATGCCCTCCATGTCGATCCCGAGGGCTGCCATGTACTCCTTCAGCAGGTACATCTTGGCGAGAGTGACAGGGTATAGGCGGTAGTGCTTGCGTCCGACGGTGAACTCATGTGGCTGTGCCGTGATGACGTCCGCAAGCTCGTACTCTATACCCTTTCTGCTCTTCTCATCCATAGTTGCGGGAGAGGGGATCGAACCCACGGCCTCCGGGTTATGAACCCGACGCGCTACCTCTGCGCTATCCCGCTGTGTTGTCCCCCTGTTGGACCCCGGGGGACGTGGGGTGGTTATGACAAATTATAATCCAAGCGTTGGTTACCCTCCTATGAAGACTTGGCAGCGAACGTGATGTCCGTCAGTGCACCGGCTGTCGTAGCTCCCTTGGTCTTGAACTGGTAGTGGGCTACCAGACCGTCCGTGGAGTCGAACTTTACGGTGACGTAGCGGGACACGCCCGTCAGGGTCACGCCGATTGCACCGGCAAGCTCCGGCTCGATCTGGATCTGACCTGCGTCCTCCGTGAAGCCGGGAGTTGCCTCTGCGGCTGCACCGATGCGGCGGTCGAACTCGATGATGTACTTGTCGGGCTGCTTCTTGCGGGCCTCTGCAGAACCGCCCTCGATCAGGGCTTCCTGCTCCTGGCCTTCCTCTACGCTGAGCGATGTGGAGCCGTCCACGATGTCTGCGTAGGTCACTGCTGTGGCGTTGGTGCCACTCGGGGTGTGGATTGCTGAGCACTTACCCCATCCGATTACTTTAGTTGGCATAGTTTAAGTCCAGTTTAATTGTTATTCATTGTTGAAGTTGAAAGCGAGGTTGATGTTGACGAAGTGCTGCTCGATGTCCGGGTCTGCTATCGTGGCCGTGGTCCTGAAGAACCTCCAGCGGTACTGGTTGCTGTAGGCCTTGAGCAGGGCGAGGATCTGCGTGTCGAGCGCCGCGATGGCCGTGCACCTCTCCTTGTCCTTGACCTTGCGACCGAAGCCGCAGTCGATGTCCGGGACGTAGATGTTGATGCGCGCCCTCCCCTTCTGGATCTGCGATGGGTCACCGTCGCCGACGGCGATCACCGCATCCTCGAGCTGGGAGTCGAGCGGTCTGCAGTCCTCGGGGTACAGGTCGCCTGAGATGACGTCCGTCTCCCTCTTCACGCCCTTTGCCAGCAGTGGCGCGAGCGCGTCGTAGATGAACTGTTCGATGTCCTCGTTTGTCTTGCTCATATCTTCAGTTTTTCAAACAGCTTCGGCAGCAGCCGTTCAGCCAGTTGCTCAGCACTGTCGAGCACGTTCAGGTTCTTCGCCTCGACGTATGCGGCGTACTCCATTCCAGCTACGATGATCAGGGCTATCCCTGAGGAGTGTCCCGACACCAGCCTGTGGAGGAACGCTGCCCCGTCCCTGGAGCCTTCCCCTCCGCCGCTCACGACGTCGAAGGAGCTTTCCCTTACGATCTTCCCGTTGTCAGCCACACAGTAGCCTATCGAGCTCCTGAGGTTGCCTGTGCGGTCCTTGTAGCGTCCGCGCTGGCGTGCTTCCCTCACTGCCTGCTCCCCCACGTAGATGAGGTTGTTGATGCAGGCCTGACGTACCGCCGCCGTCCTCTCCTCGATGTAGCGGGAGATCTGCGCGTCTGTCGTGGTCCTCTTTACAGGCATGGCTAAACGGTGATCTTGGTGGCACCGGTGGCCGCGAGCGGCTCTATGGACTGAACGCTGAACTTACCGAGCAGGCGGGTGGCCACCGTGGTGTCGTAGAGGGTGACCGTCTCGGCAGTGAACTCCTGCAGCTCCACGAGGATCTCGAACTGAGCCTGGGTGAACACGCCGTCGATGGTCTTGCCTCTCTTGTCCCACTTGTTGGCCTTCCAGTTGCAGGGGATGGGATCGCTGACCGTCACGGTAACGGCCTGCGGCTTGCCGTTGACCATTCCGCCACCGGTCTTGGTCTCGACCGTTATGTATCCGTTCTCGATGATCATAGGTCCTCCCCCTGCCACCCGTAGTTGTCCCCCACCATGGAGGTGTCGTCGCCGACATCCTCCAGCAGTGAGAGCGCCTGCGTGCGGAAGTGCTTTTTATCTTCGTCGCTGAAGGAGTATGAGATGCCACCCTGCGATACGTCAGGGGCCTCTGCGAGCAGAAGGTACACACGTGCCTTGGCGCGCTTGAACGGCGCACTCGAGCGCACGGCTGCATCCGTAGCGGTATCGGCCGACAGTCCGGCATCCTCGATGATGTCACGGATGGACGATGCGGGGATGGGATACCCGGACAGGCTCTTCAGCGATTCGAATATCGTCATGGTTCCTTAGCTTCCGTTACTCCAAGATGACTTGGTAGTGTTGATGAACACGAGAGATGCACGGTTGATCAGACCCGGCTGCACGTAGGCCTCTGCGAGAGTGGTCTCCACCTGCGGGTTCACGTCTGAGTACACCGTGAGCTTGTAGAACGGTCCGTAGGCCTGCAGGGCCTCGGTGTTCTTAGCCTGCGGCACGCGCTTCCAGTATGTCCAGCCGAGCTGAACTGTCGGAGAGAGAACGACTGCCTTTGCGTTCCAGGGCTTGAGGGTCTCCTGGGTTCCGTCCTTCTGCTCCACAGTTACGTAAGAGTCGATGAACAGGATCTGCGGATAGCCTTCCTGGCGCATGTAGTCGTTGATGCGCTCGAGGGTCACCATCTCTGTGGTGATCACTGAGAGGTCGCTCACCTGCGGATACAGGCGGCGTGCGGTTGCCTTCTGTGCGCGCAGCTCGCGGAACTTGGATTTCTCCATGATCGCGAACATGGGCTTGCGGAGGCCCTTGGCTGCGATGATCTCCTGACCGCGTGCGATGTCGGCGAGGCCGTCGGCGTTCGCAGCGTCGCTCCAGGCAGCAGCCTGGTAGCCGATGAAGTTCTCGGAAGGAACGTTGAAGTTGATGGTGTCCTCGGTTGCCATGTCGCCGTCGAGCTTCTTGCTCAGGATCTGCTTACCGGAGGAACCGATACGCAGTGCGTCGAGCTCAACGCGGTAGTCCATGGCCTTGTTGCAGAAGTCCACGTCGTCGTAGACCATGTCGACGAGGTAGCGGGCCGTGGCCTTGTCCTCGGTGTTTGCTGCTGCAATCACCTTCAGGTCCTCGTACTCGTTGATCTGGGTCTCGTCCTTGTCGCGGGAGACAGCGATCTTGCCGAGCTTGCCGCTCCAGCTGCCCACTGTCTTGCGGGTCTTCAGGGGAGCCTTGGTGTTGAAGGCAACACGGTCGGCGGAAACGGGGATACCCTCGTCGCCCTCGATACCCTTCAGGTCGAACTTGGGCGTGTACTTCAGGGGGAACAGCGTCTGCCAAGCGAGGCCGTTGCCGGGCTTGTAGCTGTTTACGGTTGCCTCCAGACCTGGTCTGTCGAGGTCAAACAGCGGAGCATTCATATTTCCCATGGCTTATACACGTTTAATGGTTGGTAACAGGGCCTCGATCTCGGGTGAGATGTTAGCCGTTTCTTTTCTCACGTTGGCGCCGTTGATGAGCTTGACGCTCTGGTCGCCCTTGCCTGCGTACACCCAGTCGGTCTTGCCGGTGATGTACTCGGGCTTGTACTTCGGCTCACCGACGATCGCGTCGAGCTTGATCACGTAGTCGTTGGCGGCAAGTGGGGACTGGCTGCCCTTGTACGGGGTCACGTCTGCGAGGTTGATCTGTCCGGTGGTGGCACCTGATGCCACGACCTTCAGGGCTCCCTCGTCGGTGGACTCTGCGTCGTAGTAGCCTGCATCGCGGCTCTCGGCCTTGGCCTGGTACAGCCACGGGTCGTCGTCGTCGATGTCGATGTCAACGCCGAGACTGACTGTCACGACGTCATAAGCTGCATTGGTGCTGTCAAGTGCGGTGCACTCCACTGCCACGCCTCCGTGTCCGATGATGTCACCTACGGCGATACCGGACCCCTTGGCGATCTTGATGGAGGTGTCTGCGCTCTCGACGGAGTCAACCAGCTTGTAAGCCTTGATGGGCTTGTACAGCCCTGTGGCTGCGTCGTAGCCCACAGCAGAGGTAGGAGGTACGTCGTAGTCAGGATTGGCTACAAGACCGCCACCCGGCTTCTCAGCGAAGACCTGCTCGATGCGGACAGGCTCCGGCTTCTGGGCTTCCTGGTATTTGAAACCTACTTCCATTTGCGTTAGTTTTTTAGTTGGCTGACAAGCCTACGATGGCCGGGCTTGTCGTTTCGGCCTTCTTATCGTCTATACGTTCCTGCACGATGGGATCCACCTTGCCTTTCGCAGCGGCCGCGGACCCGCCCCCCTTGGTGCCTCCGACATGCGCCTCGGCCTGCTTGGTTGCGGTCTCCTCCTCCTCAACGTCGGGCCTGATGGCCTCGAGATAGGAGTTGAACTTGTCGTCCGTGTCGAAATTCATGAATGCGTAGTCCCTCATGTAGCGCTTCTTAGAGTCCTCGGGCAGGTTCTTGATGAGCTCGCGGAACTGCTGCTCCCGTGTGGAGGTGACCTTCTCGGTCTGCATGGTCGCGATGGCGGAAGTCAGTGTGTCGTTCTGCTTCTTCAGCGCCTTCAGCTCGCCGAGGATCATCTTCATCTCGGGGCTCATCCCCTCCTCATCGGTCTTCCCTCCGGCCTTGGCCCCGGCTACCTGCACGCTCCCGTCCTTGGTCTCGTCTTCCTGCTCTCCACCGTTGCCTTCCTTGCCGACGGGCTTCCCGTCCTTCAGGTTGTGCTTCTTCTCGTAGTCCTTGATGATGCTGTCGCGGCTCAGGTTCGCACGCGCGTCGCCGTAGCTGTCGAGCAACGACTCCACGGTGATCTCCTCGACGGCCGCTTCGATCTCATCCTCGGATTTCACCTTCTTCACAAGATTGTCAACAATCCTGTTCAACTTGCTGTCACTGACTCCCGGAAACTTGGTATTCAGTGCTTCTAAGATTTTCTTTCTCATAGGTAATTGACGATAAACTAATTAGTTGACTGCAAATATAGTCGTATATCCACTGATAAACAAATTAGTTGAGAGGATTTTTATATTAAAAATTCTTAATTTTTAACGGTTTACTGCATCAAAATAGCGATATATTAAAAATATCTTCGTAAATTCGCAGACGAAAACAAAACCCGCAACAACAATGGAAAAGGAATTGAAGTACACCAAAAGGTTTATCAACCGCAACTTTCGCCTGAAGGTATACGGTTACGACTCAGACAACCGGCGGATCAACAAGCTGGTGGGGGTCGAAGGTCTGGACGCGCTCATCGGCGCGGAGTTCATCAACAAGTTCATCGACAAGGCTCTGGCTGCAGGCACGGACTGCTCCAGGCACAAGCTGAGAAGGGGACTGCAGGTGAGTCTGTACGCGAAGTGACGGGATGAGGGCAATAAAACGCCCTCTCTCGGCGTTTCTTCTACGCGGCTGGGTAGTTGTCCACCTCGGACGAGATAATCGATTAGAGAGAGAATATGGAGAAATTAACTACCAGGACTGTCATCAGGGTGAGGTTCATGCACCCTGTCATCGAGAAGGGGGGACGTACCGACTTCTTCTTCGGATCAATGGCCGCCATCTACGATGTGTTCACACCAGAGGAGATAGGCTGCAGGCTCGGTACGCTGTACGCCGCGAACATAACGCCTGACCGCTTCAAGACGACCGCGAACTGCGTGATCTCGAAGCACAGGATGTACACTAAGAAACATAAGGAGAGATGACAATGGAGAAATACGCATTCTACAAGAACAACCCCGGGGACACCATCTACTGGGTGGACGACCCCGAGACGAAAGGTGTACACCTGTTCTCGTTCGACAAGAAGAAGGTGTACAACCTGTTTGAGGACTACCCGCACAAGCTCACGGCGGAACAGCGGGAGGTTTTTGACAGGGAGAACCCCGAATGGAGGGATCTCCTCGCCGGCAGGTAACGTCACTTTATCGTGCCCGCACTGCCCTTTCTCTGCTCAGTTGCCTTCGTATTGAGGTAGCTGAGCATTTTTCTGAACCCGAAGTAGTCGCCTCCCAGCCTGTCGATGTCGATGATGCAGTCTTCCGTCTCTATCTTCCTGCGGTAGATGGTATGGGACTTCTGCGCCTTGAAACGCCACTTCAGGACATTCTTGTCAAGCGGCTTCCATCCGTTCTCCTTAGACGACTGCATCTCGAGGTACTCGAACCCCTTCTCCGTCTTCCGTATGATCGATGCGTGGGATCCGCAGGTGAAGTAGTACTCCTTGCCCTCGACGGCTGTCGCGAGCAGTTCCTTCGCCTTCGTGTAGTCGTTCGTATGCTTCGCCACAGTACCGCCCACGTCCCTGGCGATCCTCATGATGTTCATGGTCCTTGAGAAGAAGTGCTGGCTCATACCTCCCCTGAAGTCGCTCACGTCGAAGCCTGCACGGTTGCCTGCGTAGGCGAAGGCTACGGAAGAGCATGAGCCCTTCGTCAGGTCACCGCCTGCGAGTTTCTTGATGATCTCCCCCACACTGAGCTTCTCAGTCAGTGGCTCCACCTTCAGCGAGCCGACCTGCTGCCCTGCCACGCTCTGGATCACGTCGGCCAGCGCGGATCTGGCTTCAAGGGCTTCCGTACGCTTCTCCCATCTCGCCTTTATATCCCTCACCTGTGCCGGTGTCCTGGCTGCGTGACGCTCGGCCGCGATCTCCAGAGGTGACCTTTTCGAGGTACCGGACGTAATGGTCGGACGGATCTGTGCCGTTTCCACCGTTCCCGTGTACGTCGGGTTCTCCTTGATGAAGTAGGGAACGTTCTTGGCCCTGCCGATGCGCTCACTGTTCTCTTCCATCCATCCCTTGAAGTTGTCGGGAACGTCATCCACCTCTCCACCGAACTGCCAGCCGCTGACATCCTCGCCTCCGAGCATGGCGTTCTGGTACTCGATGAAGGCATCGGGATCGGGGAGCTTGGGTGTGGCGAAGCACTTGCAGAACGGATGCCAGCCGGTGAACACGAAGTCCTTCGGGTAGTCCCCCTGCAGCTCGTCGCAGATGTCCGTGACGGGATGGTTGGTGGGGCTTACGCGCACCTCTATGCCGAGTACGAAGCCCATCTGCTTCCAGCGCATGCTGTCGGCGGATCTGTAGGCCATGTTCGTCTCGGTTGCCGTCAGTCGCAGCGCGTTCTTGTAGCTGCTGCGGTACACACCCCTTCCCGGGTGGAAGTCACGTGCCGCACGGCTGAGCCTGAGCACACCCTTCTCGTCGCGCACACGCCTGAAGAGCTTGTCGGGGTACCTGAGGTACGACCTGACGTCACGGCTGAGTTCCGCCGCAGACCTTCCCCTTCCGAGCCCCATCTCCAGTGACAGCTCCAGCTCCTTTTTGAACAGGTCGAGCCGCCACACGTCGGTACTGAGGTCCATGCCGGCTGCCACCCTGCGGTTGAAGGCACTGAGCGCACGCTCGTTTTTGTTGTACCACTTCCTCACGGCCTTCCTCGCGATCTTCGAACCTCCGGCTGCTATCATGTGGTCGGCCAGGGCGTCGTTCTTCCTGTTGGCGATGCCCCACGACTCGCCGTTCGATGCCTGCACGTTGACCGTGAGGCTCCTGGACAGTTCCCTGATCAGCGCGTCGATCTCCCTCTTGGCCGCAGGGAAGTCATCGAAGCTGAAGTCCCTGTCGGTGTCCTTGTAGCCGGTACGGGAGCCGATGGCCGCACCTCTCCCCGCCGCCTCGTCGAGCAGCGCCTGCACCTTGCGTAACCTCGCGGAGAGGCTGCGCAGGTGCTTCCTGTCGTATACGCCGAATGAGAACTCCTTTGGCATGGGTCAGAAGGGTGTTATGCCGAAGGCTCGTCGAACAGGTCGAGCTTCTCCTCGTCCTCTATCTGCTTCATCTCCTCGTCAACGTCGTCGACCATGCCGAGACGTGCCACGGCCGTGCGCTGCGACATGACGGGCTTTCCTCCGGTTGCGTTGGTGTAGTTGGTGATGCGCTCTCCCTCCTCGCGGATCGTGAACGGGGTGATGATGTTCTCCACCTCCAGCGAGCGGATGGCCTCTGCGAGCTTCGGGAACATCTTCTCCGCGAACGCCTTCACGACGCTCATCTCGCGGTCGAAGTACTCGATCCAGATGCCTGCCTCGTCGAGGACCTTCATCTGTGCGTCGATGAACATCATCTTGCGTGCCTCCCCGGACATCGGGGTGGTCTTCATGTTCTCCATGGACATGTCAGGCAGCTGCAGGCCCATGAAGAAGTTGGCCTTGAGCTCCGAGGTGTGGAACTTGATGCTCTCGATGGACTGGTCCCACGTCTTGTACTCGGCCTTGGCGTTGGCGGGGTACTTCAGCACGTTCCTGCCCAGACGAGGGTCGTCCTTCTCCTGCCCCACCCTGACCTTGTCCTGCGGATCGCAGAACACGACCCAGTTCGGGCGTGAGTTCTTGCGCACGTAGTTGCCGTTGTAGCTGTACGTCCACTCGGCCTCGTACACGTTCTCGCTCTGCTCCTCCCACACGGGAAGCGGCCTGAATCCGTACACGCCGTTGATCTTGCCGATCTTGATGGGCTCTGGGTCCATGTCGGGCACTGCCTTGGATCCCTCCATGCGCCAGCGGTAGTGGTGGTCTGCGGTGTACGTCTCGAAGTACGTCACCCTGGTTCCGTCCTCCATGCGCACGTACTCGACGCTCAGGGCGATCATGTCGTCGTACTCGTCGAACAGCGGGTACAGCGCGTCTCCCTTCATGGGGGAGTAGTTCTTGCAGCGCAGCTTGTACTTGCTCTCCTCGCCGGCATAGACGGTGCCGCCCTCGATCTCCTGTGTGTACCAGATGGTCACCACCTCACAGGAGGCGTACATGAACTTCGAGCGCTCGAGGTTGACCGAGTTGATGTGGTTGCGCTTGTAGATGGACTCGATGACCGCGGCCGCCGTCTTCTGGCTGTCGTCAGCAGGCTTGTAGACGCGCTTCACGGGAATGCCGAACGCGAGGGAGCCCATGCGCCTCACGGCCAGCTTCTGCCAGGGGAGGATGACGCGGGTCACCTTCTTGTCCTTACCCTTCGTACCCTCCTTGGAGTTGTACGAGAGGTCTGTCATGACGGGATGCTTCCTTGGGTCGTACTCCTTCTCGAGCTTGCTCCAGCCGGGTACGACGATCGTCTTCTTCTTGAGGTCGGCCAATATCTGGTTGGCATCCCTGCCGGCCTCGAAGATCTCTTGCAAAGTCTTTGGCATAGTTCAGTGTATTTGTTGGTTAGTATAAAATATCCTCGTCATCGTCCGCCATCCCGTCGTCCCTGTACTCGGATGCGTAGCGGACTGCCGCGGGATGGAACGTGTTGGCCAGCGCGTCGAACTCGTCGGGCGAGTATCCCAGCCTGTCCTTGATGTCCTCCTTCGGCTCGATGATTATCTTTCCGTTGCTCAGGAAGCTCCAGCGGATCTCCGCCGCCTCCTCCAGGAGCGTTCCCCCGGGAGGCAGCATCGGCTCGTTCCCGTTGGCGGGGTTGAGCCAGTCCCTGACGGCCCAGAAGCAGTAGGCGCGCATGTTGGCGAAGCGGTACTCACCCGTGATGTCGGTGAGCTCGCGGTTCCCGTACCTTGCAGCCTCGGAGTACTTGCAGCTGATGATGCTGTCGGGACGCGGACGTCCGTTGTTCTCGGCGCTGATCTCGAGAAGGCGGGAGTACACGCCGGCACCCTCGCCGATGGTGTCTATGGAGACGCAGCATCCCGAGTGCTTGGTCAGGTAGTTGCTTGCATGTCCCGCCGTGGCCATGTGGTCGGCCTTTCCTCCAGAGTTGGTCTTCTTGATCCTCTCCACGTAGTTGCCGTAGCGGTAGACGCGGCAGGATGAGTCGCGTCCCATACCGGCGACGTCCATACCCATGATGCCGTCGTTGTGGTCGTTCTGGTGGTTGTACTTCCACCTGGCCTGCGCCTCCTCGATCCATGAGGGAGGTATCAGCGTGTCCTCGTCGACCTTCGGGAACTGTCCGAGCACCTTCTTGCGGAACAGGTCGCTGGGTCGGTACCATTTGCCCTCCCACTCGAAGTCGTCCTCGGAAGGAGTGGCATCCTCCGGGCTGATCTGCTCGCACCAGTTCTCCACCTTGTCCTGCACCCATTCGTAGTCCACCTGACCGGGGATGATGATGCGCTTCTCCCTGACGTTCGGTGCGTTGAGGTCGGACAGGCAGAACTTCTGCCAGCGTGTCTGCTTCTGGCTCTTGGCCGCGTACCCCGTGGTGATGTTGGGGTTGAACACGATGAGCAGCCGGGAGTTGCCCTGCAGGTTACCCTCGATGGCCGCGAACGTGTCCTCCCCGATACCCGTGGCCTCGGTGACGATGAACATGGTGTTGACGGCATGGAATCCCGACCACGCCTCGTGGTTGTTCTCGTCGGCCTTGAAGCCGGTGAGGAACCATTCGTCGGAGTCGGTGCGTATGTCGTATGTGGTGAGCCTTCCCGGAAGGAGGAAGCCCCTGCGCTTGGCGCGGTTGAAGAGCCTGCTCACCTCAGGCATCATGATGTTCTTGACCTGTCGGTCGGTCGGTGCGGTGAGTGCCACCTTGGTGTTCTTCACGAGCTCGCCCTTTTCGTTCCACCTGGGCGTGAGGTACAGGAAGCAGACGGCGATCACGGCGGACACGAAGTCCTTTCCCCTGGCCGTACCCGATCTGACAGACACGAGCTTGTTGTGCTGCACGGCGGACACGATCTTCCTCTGCTCCTCGTCGAGGTTCACGCCCAGGACGTCCTCCGCGAAGGTGTTCCAGTCCTCGCGCCACCTGCCGAAGAGTTTTCCGGCGTTCGCCCGTGCCTGCTCGTTGCGTGTCGTCATGATTCTTCCTTGCCCGTTTCCATCAGTAGGTTGTAGAAGCCCACCTCCCCGGTGATGTCGTGCTTGTCAGGGGCATACAGTCCGAGCAGCTTGCGCCTCTCGATGCAGAGCTTGTTGATCACCTCGAGGTATCGGGGGTCGCCGTAGCTCACCACGTCCTCGGATGAGCGCTTCACCTTGATGGTGAACACGCCCTGCTTCACCTCGGTGGAGATGTCGTCACCGTCATCGTCGCCCTCCTTGGGGCCCAGGGGCACGCCCTCCTGGGAGTCCTTGACCTTCTTGTACGACTCCTTGGATCTCTCCCACGCCTCCCACGCCTCCTTGATGAGCGTGTCGATGCGTTCGAGCTCCAGCTGCAGTGCGAGGTCGAGGTCTTCTATTCGTGCCTCGCGCCATTCCGCCAGCATGGTGTCGATGTCGTTCTTCACTGAGCTGAGGGCGTAGGTCTTCAGCCCGAGCCTCGCCATAACCTCGGCGCGCATCTCACGGTAGGAGTAGCCGCGCTTGTACAGGGTGCTCAGGATCTCCAGGCGTACCAGCCTGTTCCTACGGCATGAGTTCAGCCGTCTGTTGGTAGAAACACTATCAGCCATAATCAGTCCTTGTGTTGGTTATTCCTTATCTCGTTGAAAGTGTATGCGGACTTGCGGATCCTGATGCCGAGCATCCTCTCCAGCTCGTCTCGCTGCTCGGGACGGTAGGCGATCGTCAGGCTGTCCATGGTAGCCCTGTCACCTCCGACCGTTGCCTGTTCTTGTTCCTTCTCATTTTCCTTCCTCCGCTCGCTACCTGACTGTCTGTCGGATGTCTTCCCTCCGGGCTCGTTGGTGGCACCCGGTGCGCCCTGTACGGCCTTGGATGAGTCCCAGACGTTCACACCCCAGTCGCCCAGCTTCGTGCTGTCCCATGCGTTGGCGAGCATGTCGTAGTCCCATGATCCGTAGGACACGTTGTCCTTGATCACGAACTGCCTGCGCTCCTCCCCGGAGAGATCGGCTGCGCTGACAACGTAGGCGAAGGGATTGCCGAGCCAGTTGCCCCACCACTCCACCAGCCACCTGCGCTCACCCTCGGTCTTCCGTCTGTAGTCGTCGAGGGTTGACAGTCTCTGCGCCAGCTGCTCAGGGGTCATCTTCGAGATCGTGACGAGTGCCTGCCTGCGCTGGTTGCCCCCGAGGACGGTGAACTTCCCGTCATGGACGATCGGGCGCAGCTCGAGCATCTTCGGGAACACGAGGATGCTATCAACCAAACGGTTGAACCTGTCGCTCGTGATGGTGCGCGGGTTGCCGGTGTTCGACCTGATTCTCGAGAGCTTTATCTGTTCAGTTTGCATCGGAAAGTGTTTTGTTTCAATTCTTTGGGGCAAATTTAGCACAAAATGTTCACAATATTGAGTACTAAAGAATTTTTAACATTCCTCGGCTAAGGTAAACTTATAGGTTTATCTCCCGACCTTGACCCTGACGGGGAGCCCTGCGTACGTCCATGCGATGAGTGCGGCGTCGCGTCCTTCCTGGTTGGTCCTGCCGTGTATCCCGGTGAAGTATGCGAGCTCCTCGTGGGTGATCTTGCCGTTCTCCCCCTTCCAGATCTTGCGCAGGGGTCTGATGAACTCGTACTGCACCCGGTGGTGTGCGCACATCTCCCCGATGAGCCTGCTCACCTGCTCGTTCCTTCCCTGGTGCACTCCCTTGGCCACTGCGACTGCCTTGGTGTCGGAGTTCCTGAGGTGCCAGTTGCCCTGGTTCATCCATCCCGCCTCGACGACCACCTTGAGGATCCTGCCCTGCACCTCGGCTGCGCGCTGCTGGTAGAGGATATAGTCTATGAGGTCGGGGAACGCGAGCGTGGAGATCTCGAGCTTCCTCGTGCGTATGTCCAGGAGGGCTGCCCCGTTGCGGTCGACGTCGGGGTCTATCCCTATGAGTATGTCCGGTCGTATGATCATGTCTTCTTCGGTTGGTTTGTCCTTGGTGGTGGCGTGCGGAGTCGAACCGCCCGTGCCGGGAGATAAGAAGGAGGACTCAGATAATAGCTGGCACGTTCCTGATTCCGCCACCGTTCGGGGCCCGTGCGTCCTCGCGGATGGAGGCCCCTGTTTAACAAAACTCATAAAATACACAGATTCACAAAAAATAAGTAGTACAAAATCAAATGCGCCACGCCTGGCGCTGAATTATTGAATATGAAAGATTATAGAAAGAAGCGGGGAAGGGCTTTGCGATTTTAGGATAATGCTATATGTACTTGAAAAGAACCCTTCCCCGCTGCCGCCTACCTTCGCAGGCCGGCGGTTGCAACTCATGAAAAAACAATCGATGAGGTACCGTCCTCGCGGACACCCTCTGGGATCTATCAATAAAACAAATAGGCAGAATCGTCCTCACGGACAATCAGCAACTTTCTGTACGAAGTGCGGGCAGAAGCTCTTCATCGAGAGCAGCACGCATCTCGACTCCTTCCAGTGGGGGCAGGTGCCGAGCGTCGGCTTCCCCTCGACGGAGAGGAGCCTGTGCGGTTCCCACACCTCCGTTATGTTCGCGCAGTCGGCACACCTGTGCTTCACGGGCGCTGCCTTGGCGCCCTGTCTCGGCGTGGTAGTCCTCCTGCTCATATCTCGTCGTTCATGTGGGTCTCGTACTCCGCAGGGCACATGACGTACCAGTGGTCGCATACGTCCTGCACTATCCAGTCCCCGGCCCTGGCGACCATCCCGTTGTCGAGATCCACCTCGAGCCATCTCTTGACGGTCTCCCTGATGCAGCCGTGTAGCGTCGTCTCGGATGAACACTTGCGCACGGCAACGGCGCAGTCGAGGTTCATCAGATCCTGCAGGTTCTTGGTCACCTGCATGGCCATCTTGTATCTTCTCATGATTGTATCTGTCTTTTTGCTGTTGTCACTTCATTACGATCACCAGGTCGTCGCGCCCGAGCTCGAAGGCCCTCGTGAACAGATCCCTGCAGCGGCGGGGCACATTTGAGTACCTGGACTTGTGCTTGTCGAAGGCTGTGCAGTACCCCATGGTGTCGTTCCCTCCCACGAGAAAGAACGGACACACGCCGCACATGCAGGGCATCTCGTGGAACTTCTTCCCGTTGATCGTCATTTCCTGTCCTCCCTCTGGATCTTCCGCCTGATGTCCTCGGCTATGCTGCAGATGAGTACGATGAATGCGATAACCGTGATAATGATAAAAAGTGTCATAGGCTTTATTGTTTGAATGTTATCAGTTCAACTCCTGCTTGCCCTCGGCGATCCTGGCCTGTATGGCCGCCTTCAGCTTCTTGGTCTGGAAGGTTGCGTATGCAGTCAGTTCCTCATCCGTACAACCTTCGTTCTTCAGCTGTCCGAAAGCGCTGATGAAGCACCTGCCTCCGAGTTCCAGGATATCAGTCACTCTTGCGTGATGGCTCATAAGGACCTCGCCTACGTCCGCCATCATGTCGTTCAGTTCTTTCTCAGTCATATTTTATCATTTTACCAGTTCGTTTGTATAACAGTTGTAAATCGGGAAGTCATCATCCTCGTCGCGTATCTGCAACCGGAGCCAGATGACCTCGTTTGCCTTTGCTGCCACCAGCCTCTCCCTGGCTATCCTTATAGCCCGATCCCTGGTGGTTGTCCTCACCCAAGTCCTAAACTTGTACGACTTGTCTTTGTAGTAGTAAGGCTTTTTGCGAAGTTGCATGCAATCCAAATTCTTGATATACTCTTCGCCTAAAGGATGGAAAACCTTCCTGACGTCAATATCGTCGTTTGAAAAGTCAATCGTGATCTCCCATATACTACCCTTCTTCTCAAACTCCTCGTCGAGAGCATATTCCTCAATCCTGTATTCATCGTCGTGATATTGGAGGTATTCCTCTGCCTTCTCACGAGTCGAGAACACGCATTCAATCCTGTAGTCCGAGTAGCTTCCACTCGTGACCACGTACGCCTTGTCTTTGTCAGTCATAATCATCATCCTCTTCTTCGGTTCTGTTACACCAGCCGAATTCGACGGCTGCTTCTCTATCTCCTACACATTCGCCCCAGCGACAAATTGGACAATCAAAGTTATTGCATTTCATATCACTTCGTATTAAACAGTTCCACCTGGTTCTTGTCCTCCTTCACCTTCTTGGGATATCGCTTCCTTTCGGTAGACTTGTACGGGCACCAGTAGCTGTGCGTGGCGTCGTAGTCGCGCTTGCTTCCCATACCGTCAGTGACAGCAGCTTCCTCGATGTGCTTCTGAACCATACAGCGGTACTTTGGTAAGAAACGCTTCTCCTCGTTGAACCACACGGCCTTCACGCATTTCTCGCAGTTCCTTGCCTGCCATAGCATGAACTCAGTGCCGTTGCTGAATAGTTGGTATCTCTCCATGACGTCACTGCTTCAGTTTCTCTTCCACATAGTCGCACAGCTCGCTCACCGTCCATCCGGCAGCTGCATCAACCTCGTTGTCGGGGATGCTGATGTCGAACTCCTTCTCCAGTTCCATGACGATCTCCACGCAATCAAGGGAATCTAATCCCAGATCATCCCTCAGCAGCTTATCCATCTGCACATCATCATTCGGTTCGTAGGTCAATTTGCCTACAACCTCCGCAACCACACTCTCAATCTCTTCTCTGCTGTACTGTTTCATATCACTTTGTTTTTAGTTATGATTCCACAAGTTCAAGTTCATACCACTCTACATCATCATTTTCAAGCCCCCAAAATTCTATAATTTCCTGGCGGGTCTTTTCCCCGCTATTAAACCATGAATACTCAGGAGTCAATATATGGTCGTTATTCTTCTCTTTGATTCTTGCTTTCCAAGTTTTCATACACCTTCCTCCATCTTTTTACGGAAAATTTCAATCACATTGTCTTTGTTTTGATAAGCACCAAAGATTTCTTCCAGCCACTCACGCGCCAACTCCACAGCTTTGTCAAAACCATCTTCGTAGGCTTGCTCAATGTCATAGCCATCGAACGTAGTCAGTTTCTTTTGTGTATCCCATGAATAACCAGTAAAGGCATTCCTTGGATTCGCTAACACTTTTTGGTTAGCATAGTGTTCGGATAATTCTGTCTTTGTCATATCACTCTCCTTCATTAAGTTTTCAATCACCGGAATCCACCTGCCATCTCAGGTTCAGCTCAGGACAGAACGACCAGTGGTCGGTGCATCTCCATTTCGTGTCACCGCACTCAACGGTCCATCCGTTCTTCTCCTTCTGCTCCCGGAACGCCTTCATGATGGCGCTCACCATCCCTGACATCAGAAAATCGCCCTTGTAGAAGTCGATAGCGTTCAAATAACCAAGATCCCCGATGGGTGCGATCTTGTTCAAGTCGTTCAGACCGAAAAGTCCGATCTTACGATACAGTTCCATTCTTGCTTGTTTGTCCATAACCAATATTGTTTTTTTAGTTCAACGGTAGTACTCTAAGCCCGTACCTGTGGGCGTTCGCCTCCATCAGCGGCCTTCTCTCAGTCTCCTCGTCGTAGTAGATGTCATCCTCGCCGCGTCCCACGATGTAGTTGTACTTGCGGAACAGGTGGCGGTGGACGGACTTGTCCTTCCTGGACTTCCTGCATTCCTCGGGGAAGATGATCATCCTCGTCTTCTGCGGGAGCCCCCAGCGCATGCGCAGCCTCTCCTTGCGGATTGTCTCTATGCGCTTCGTCCTGGTCTTCTCCATGATCTCGCGGAACCTCTTCGTGGAGAACCTGTCCTTGTTCGACTGTCCCTTGACGAAGGTGCCGGGGATTGGCTCGCCACGCCTGATCAGGTCGTTCATCTTCTCGCGCATCCTCTCCCTCGTGTCCTCGTAGACACCGTAGCGTATGCAGACCTCGCGCGCCTTCATGCAGTTCTCCTGGCGCATCTTTCGGATGAACTGCTTCGTCTTCTTCAGGCCGTGCTTCCTGGCGATCCTGTGGAGGGATGCCTCGCCGATGCCGAGCTTCTCCAGGAGCACCGAGTTCTTGGTGTTACTGAAGTGCCTGATGATGTACTGCTCCTGCTTCTCTGTGACGTGGAACCTGCCCCGGTTCCCGACCTTGACGGCCCCGAGGTCCTTCTGCCACCCGTTCGGGTATGCCAGGCTGTCCTGTAGGGCGTCCACGCTGATGCGGAACCGCCTCGAGAGCTCGCGGTTGGTGGTCACAGGGTAGAGCCTCTCGATCTCGGCCAGCTCGTCGGCCGTCAGCTCGCGCCAGTTCCTGAGTTCCTGCTGCTGCTTCATAGTTCTTCCTCTATACGTGCCTCTGAGAGGATCGCATCGTCACCTCCCTGTAAATAACTCTCCTTACTGACGGCTTTGAGCAGCTCGTAAAGATCCGAGCCCTTTATCCCGTCGTTCGCTATCGCGAGCCTGTGGCACCATGCGCCCAGCGGCTCACATAACTCTCTCTTCGGTATGATCATTGTTGTTCTCCTTTATCGTTTTCAGTTTGTTCTCTATCCATTTGCGGTTCCTCATCGCCGACAGCCTCTCGTCTCTGACGAAGTGCAGGGCTGACATTCCCGGCATGACGAACTCGCTGTTGTCCGCATCGTTGTCGTAGATGCTGTCGTATGCCTGGTCGAGGATCTTCTCGATCTTGCCGTAGAGCTCCACGACCTTCTCCAGTCTTCTAATATCCGTTTTCTTCATGATTGTAACTGTTGTTATTGTTCCTTGTTCCTTCCGCCGCATACCACCTTCCTCCTGCTCAGCTTATGCGTACGGAACCTCTGGCAGTACCAGAACTTGAAGTCCGTGCAGTCCGGGCTCTGTATGCAGACCCACCACTTGCACCCTGTACAGAATGAACTCATATCCGTATCCTTTTATGGGTTAGTAATCACAGCTCTGCGTTCCTGATCATCTCCAGTACCTCGTCGTGCGTCTCTATGACGGCCGAGGTGAGTCCGGCGAAGTGGATCACGCATCCGGGGAACCGGCGCACGTCCACCACATTGCCTCCGGTCTCCTTGACAACCGTTGCATTCTCCTCGACGGCGGTGATCTCGCAGGCCCTCACGGTCACCTTCGCACCGCTGTCGGTGGCATGCAGGTATATGAAGTCGCTGATCATAGGCCGTCAACCTCCTCCCTCAGCTTGTTGATCTGTACGTTGAGCATCATCAGCATGTTGTGTCGCAGGCTCCTTGGGAGTACCACAGCGCTGCCGTCGCTCTCCTTCCTTACCACGACGAAGGCAACCTCTCCGGACAGGATGGACCTCGCAGCCTCGAGCTTGCCGAGCTCGTCGTATATCTCCGTTGCGCGTTCAAGATTCTTTATTTTCATTGCTTCGTTGTCTTAGAATGTCATATACCCTGTTTATCTCACTGTCGACCTGTGACTCGAGACCCATTGAGTACTGCAGGGCCTGCCTGAGCGTTGCCTGGTCCGCCTTCTGCTTGCGGAGCGCGAAGTATTCCTTCTGCGCAGACCTCATTTCAGCGACGAGGTCGAAGAATTTCCTTGCATCCATAGTCAGTACCCTTTCACGAGTTTCAGCGAGTCGAGCTGCTGTGTAAGCATGTAGTTTATCATCTCTCCGTGGTGGTACATGGCACGAGATTCTGCCATCACCACGAACATTGCAGCGAAGGCTGCCGTCAGCACTATTGCGAAGAACCAGTGCCTCCTTATTCCGAGCACCACGTCCAACAGCAGCACGTTCATTGTCACTGCCCATGAGCGCATGAAGAGTGCCATGCCCTTCCACATGAGCGCCATCGCCTTGCGGTAGAATGTGTCGTTCATGCCGTCACCTCCTTCCCGTTCATGATGTCGCCCAGCTGCTTCCTCAGTCCGGTGATGGTCCTGGACTGGCTGTCGATGATCCTGATCTGTGCTATGAAAGCGCCGTTGGACACGTCGGCCATGCGCCTGTACTTCTCCACCTGCAGGCGGAGCCATCTGTTCTCCCTGACCGCCTTGTCGTACATCGCCCTCTCTGCGGTGGCGAAGCGGCCGAGGCTGTCCCGTTTCCTTCCCTTGAATGCGGGGTCGTTGTCGAATAGGTCTTCCATGTCGATAGGGTTTAGATTGATTAGAACATTTCCTCTGACTGCCTCACCGCCTCGTCGATGTCCTTGTCGGAGACGATGCCCATCTCGTAGAGCGCGGACTTCCTCAGGTCGTCTGTTGTCTCGCCCTCGAGGATCCTGCGTGCGAACCATGAGATGAGCGCGGGCTTGCCCACGAGCTTGCCGTTGTCGCCTTCCGTCTTCTCCTGGTACCGCGCTGCCTTCGTGCTCCACCAGGGGAGGAACTTCTTGCCGAACATCTGGAGGATGTCCTGCACGTCGTACTGCGCGTAGCTGGACTTGTACTCGGTGAGGTAGTTGGCGAAGTAGATCATCATCGCGTAGAGCGTGCACCTGTGCCCGTACTTGGCGATGAACACGTCTGCGGCCATTACGGCTGCTCCCTGGTTGTACGGCTCCTTGGCCGTGGACATCGAGTAGATTGCCACGAGCTGGTTCTTCACGAGCTCTCTGGCCACTCCCTCTGTCTTATATACCGCATCCACCTGCGAGAGGGTGATGCAGGGTGTCCTCATGCACTCGTCGAGGTGCTGGAGCATGTAGCCCCACCTGGATGGGCTGAACACGTTGTAGAGCTTCTGCACCGTGTCGAAGTGCTCCGTGAACTTCGCGATGTCACCTCTTTGCCGCTCTGACCACCGTTGCGGCGACGTTGCGTATCTGGTCTGCCTGGGCTGCTGCGATATTCTCGGCAGGACTACTTGGTCGATTGTTTGTTGTACCGTTGTTTCCATTTCTCTGTTGTTGTTTGTAAATTCTAAGCCAGTTGTTGAAGTGCCTCTTGGCGTCGTTGATGTCCTTATGCTGCAGAAGTCCGTTACACCGGCACTCGTCCGTGAACACAGTGAAGAGGGAGTCCAGTTCCGCAGGGTTTATGCGGTGTTTCATGCAGATGCTCTCCACCCATTCCCTGCCCGATTTCAGTTGTACCACCTCCTCGTCGATGTTGTCCTTCTCTTCGCGTGCGCGCGTTGATGTAGTATATAATATATTCTTTTCTTTCTTTTTATTAGTTGTACCATCTGTTGTACCATCTGTTGTACTGTCTGTTGTACCGTCTAACTGATACTTGTCATAGTTAACTATTGATATACAGCTACATACGCGAGATTTCTGTTGTACTATCTTATGGTCGGTTTCGAGCACTGATAAAAATCTCCTCACTTTGCCCCTCGACCAGCGCCATCGCTCGGCAAGCTCATGTTCGCTGCGGACCGTCTGGCCCCGTCCTACGTCGATCCTGATGCCCCTCTTGTATATGACCGTGGGCTGGTAGTTCGCGATCAGGACGAGGTCGAGGAACGCCTGCATGCGCGTGAACGGCTCGGCGTAGTACATCTCGTCGTTGATGATCTTCCTGTGTATCTTAATCCATCCGTCCATAGTCAGATCTTCCTGCGCTTCATGAGTGATTTCACAAGCAGCCGGGCACGGCGGTAGCGGTTCCTCGTCCTGAGGTCCGCCCCGTCATGCTCCGTGGAGATGTATGCGTTCAGCATCTCGACCACCTCACTGTAGTTCCGGTTGCTTATCTTGTACATGCCTGTTGTCCTATTTGAGGATGAAACGTCGCGTTCCGGGGACTGTACGCATGTAGTCCTGGTACAGCTCGGGCTCCTTCTCGGCGAACTCCTTCTCGGCGAACTTCGTGCTGTCCTTGGCTGCCTTCCACGTGGCGAGGGTGACAGTCTTGGCAGTAGCTTGGTCGAAGGTGGTGATGGCCTCCGCGTCGCCGAAGAACATCTTGATCCTCTCCTCGAGCTCCTTCGCCTGGGTGTTGTAGTCCTTCACCTCCTCCTTGATCTGCTTGAGCAGACGGCAGGCGTCGATGATGTCCGCATCGGCCTCGACGGTCTTGCCGGGCTGGTGTCTCGGGTTGCGCAGGAGCACGTCCTCCACGCTCACTGGATCGGGCTCAACGCCTCCGATGATGTTGTCCTTCCAGAACTTCTCGACCTCCTCGACCATCCACTTGTAGAAGTCCTCGTCGAAGGTGAAGTCGCGGTAGCCGAAGGTGCGTCCCATGGTGAGCCATGCGAGCGCTCCCTGCTCGAGCTCCGACACGCCCAGCTGGTACTGGAGCTGGCAGAACCAGTGCTGCGGGATGTTGTCCGCGTCGACCTCCATCTGCGTGGTCTTGCACTCGAGGATGCCCTTGTTGCTGTAGCTCTTCGGCCTTCCGGGGATCCAGAACGTGCGGTCGGGTGACACGCGCAGGAAGTCCTTCTCGTTGTTCACAATGAGCCAGTCGCCTGCGCTCGCCTTGATGATCTCCTTGCCGGTCTCGTCTGCGTAGAACCTGCTCACGGCGTCCTCCAGGTAGTGTCCAGCCTTCATGGCGAAGTTCTCCGCCTTGGGTGGGTCGATGCCCTTCTTGCGGCGCCACAGCTGCATGGGTGTCTCCCACGGGTTGAGTCCTAAGATGGTTGCTACTTCGGAGGAACCGATACCGCACTGGCGGTCCTTGAGCCATTCCTCGCGGTTCTTCTGTCTGATGATTGTGAAATTGTTGCTCATAATCGTAAATTTTGTTGTTGTGGTTTATGTATGTGGGCGCAGGAAGGAACCTCCGCCGCGCCCGGTTGGATATTAGTCGGCAGGTTTCGTCTTCTCCTCCTTCTGCTTCTTGATGGCAGCTGCGGCCTTGGCCTTCTTCTCCTCGGCTGCCTGCTTGGCCTGCTCAGCGAGCTTGCGCTCCTCGACCGGCTTGACGAAAGCCTCCTGTACGGTGGTGTCGCCTTCCTTGATGGCGTTGTAGATGCCCTTGAGGGTGAACACGCGCTCCTTGTCGATTTCCTCGCGCTTGGTGATCTGCAGCAGGTCGAGGATCATCTGCTCGCTGACGTTCAGCTTGGCGAAGTACTGGATCAGCACCTGGCGCTGCTGCTCGAGGTCGAGCGCCTGTCCCATGGCCACCTTCTTCACCTCCTCGATGACCCTCTTGGTGACGGCCTTCGGGATGACCTTCAGTACCGCGTTGCGGAACGCGATGGCTGCGGCCGCGTTGCCGGTCACCACCTGCATGTCCTGGGAGAAGGTGTAGCCCTTGCTCGTCAGGATGCTTCTCTTCACCTCGGTGCTGATGGCCACGTTCGTCTCGAGGTCGTGGCATACGGCCTGTGCTGTGATGGTCTTGCCGTCGTTGCCGATGATGCGCGTGGCGACGCGGAGGTTGCCCCATGCGCCTGCGATGATCTCCGCCATTCTGACTGACAGTCCCTCGATGGTCTGCGCGGATCCGTTCGCACCGTTGCGGTGGAGCACGTAGAAACACTCTGATGCCGTATCGACGTCCATCGTCGCGTAGGTCTGGATCTGGTTCAACACTGCCGGCAGATGGCGCGGATACTGCTTCGCGGTGGCCACCTGCTGGTCGATCTCTGCTCGGTTGATGGCCTGCATGATCTCGGCCTGCTCAACCTGGATAATCTCATTCTTTTCCATTGTTTGATAAATTTGTAAATAAATAGGGTGAATATTAAATCATGCCTTCATGGAACTCGTCCATGTGGTACTTGCTGCATGCGATGCCCTTCAGCTTCGTCCTCGCCTCTTCCGTGTCGGCCTGCTCCCTCAGTTCGAAGATGTCCATCCAGTCCTGGTAGTGGGTGTGCCATGCACGCTCTATGAGCTCTTGATCCTTCTTCGTCATGACGTCATCATCCATAGTTTCGTGATGTCCTCGCCCCGGTAGTACGGGCGGGAGTTGGCCTTATGGTACCGGGGGACGATGAGTCCTGAGCGGCGGTACCTCGCGAGAGTTGTCCTGCTGATGCCGAGGAGCGTGCAGGTCCTGTTCGTGTCGTAGCGTCCCAAGGGGGACACCTCAGGCTTCATGACTGTCATACCGCGCCTCCTTCCATCGATGAGAGAAGCATGCACAGTACGATGAACACGATCATGACCGCATGTGCCACGACGACCTGACCGTTGGTGAACTCGTCACCGTCTCCTAACTTGGAGAAGAGCTCGCTCTTCGCCTTCCACCATTTTGAGATTGCTGTTGTTGTTGTAGGTCTCATAACTTCAAGATTTTTTTGGCTGGTAGAGCCCAGCGTGTGAAACAATGTTTTTGATTCCCATCACCGACATGCCGAACTCGGATGCGATGACCGTGAAGATCCTGTGAGGGGCTGCGTCCGGCTGTTCGTCCGACAGTGTCCTGAAGCGTCGTACGACCGACTCGTTGCGCTCGTCCCTGACCTTCTCCGAAGGTGTTCTAAGATCAGTTTCCATTTTTAGAATTTTTAATGTTTAACCATTCAGTTTATTGCGATTTTCTTCGTAACTTTGCACCGAGATTTTGAAACTATTTTATAAATTCGTTTATAAATTCGTTTGCAAAATTACGAAATAATTTCGTATTACGAAAGGAATTACGAAAAATTTTCGTAGTACAAGCGTTAAAAAATCTAAAACGCTAACTATTATGCCAGTGGAATTGAATATAAAGAACGTGCGTAAGTCACTGGGCATCAGCCAGAAGAAGATGGCGGAGAGGTGCGGGGTTGACATACGTACAGTACAGAACTGGGAGAGCGGTCACTCCAAGCCTTCCGCCGCTGTCCTTGCCTTGATACAGTCATGGGGAGTACCCATGGAATACGAAAGTCTTTCGCAGGAAGGCGAAGGGAGCGGGCCATATTTCACGTACCTGCTTCCCATGTCCGCGGCGGGCGGATCGCTTGCCGGTTTCCAGGCGGAAGGTGCCAGGTTGGTTGACTGCGAGAGGATCGTGTCCCCCATCGAGGACGTGGACTTCGCCATCACCGTCTACGGCGACAGCATGTACCCCGACTTCCCGTCAGGATCCCGCATACTCATCAAGAAGGTGGATCCAGATGCGTTCATCGCCTGGGGAAACGTGTATGTCCTGGACACTGTGAACGGTGTCATCGTGAAGGAGGTGCAGCCGTCAGAGAAAGAAGGGAAGATCCTGTGCCACTCCCTCAACCCGAGCGGGAGGTACAAGGACTTCGAGGTCACCGAGACCGACGTGCGCGCCATGTATCGCGTGCTCGCGTGCGTAACAATGAAATAGTACGGATATGAAGAAACTGTTATTCATAGCATCAGCCGCCTTGCTGGTATCGTGCGGTGGCGGCAAGAAGGAACCCGACCCGAAGTTCCGCCAGCAGGCCGAGGAGATGGCGAGGCAGAAGATGGAGGAGCTCAAGGCCGAGGATGTTAGCCGGTTCCTGAATAGCACGAACAGGAACGAGAACATAAGCCTATCCATCAAGGACTCCGTCCTGGTAGTGAAGTTTATCAGCGAGAAGGGAAAGGACTACAGCGACCTCTGTGAGTTCTACAGCGACCTCGCATACAGGAGCGGCGTCAGCGTGCTCGCAACGCAGCTCAGGGACAGTATTACGGACGAACTGATAATGGAGGTGAGACCATGAACAGACGTTTGGCACAATTCATAGAATACAAGACGGGCGGCAACCAGAAGGACTTCGCCGCCATGCTCGGATGGTCGCCCCAGTACCTGAACAAGATGCTGAAGGGCATCAGCATAGGCATACAGCCGGTCATCAGCCTGCTCGAGACGTTCCCGGAGCTGGACGCACGGTGGCTGATCCTCGGCGAGGGATCCATGGTGGACGTCCGGAGATACATACTCGGCATGCTCGAGTACGAGAAGTACATACCCGTGATGAGCAGCGACCAGGTCGCAGAGCTCGCATCGGGGAAGACGGACTTCTCCCAGGGCACCGTCGAGGAGTGGGAGGCAAGGCTCGCCGAGCGCGACCTCATGATCAGGAAGCGGTTCGACGATGCATACAAAAAGCAGGAAACCGAGCGAAAAACTCGTGAAATATTCGTGAAAAATAACAACCCGATTTCGAAACACCCGTAA